TTCTAACGTGAAGTTCTAATTTACCTTCGTGTGCGCTTAACATGTTAATTTTCATAATATAATTTCTCCTTGTTATATTATTAATATAATACTTTTTGAGAAAATGTACATAGGTAAAATACATTTTTTTTAAATTAATTTAATATTGTTACATATATGTTACATATGGCTCTGGGAGAAGGATTCGAACCTCCACATTAGATAAATAACTTTTTACACTAATTATTATTATCTAATAGTCAATAAACAGTTGACCGCGTCTACCGGTTCCGCCACCCCAGATTAATTTATGCAGCTAATTTAGTTTTAACTCTATCCATTGCAGAAATTATTCGAGTTACACCTATTCCACCACCAACTCTTGGAAAGAAATCAAATTTTAAAAATTCGTCAAGTTCTTTTTGCACCCGTTTTTTTCCAAATAAATCGAAAAGCAATGAGGCATATCCACCATCTGAAATAGTTTCAAAAGTGTGTCTCATTTGATCTATATCTGTACTTCTTTCTGCTGATCCAATTGTTTCCATACCATCTAATATAACGTCAATCTTTCTACTAGTTTTCCCATCTTCGTTTCTTGTCATATTCCAAAAAGGTGAAGTATGTTCTGGAAATTTAGTAATCATTCCAAAGTCAATTTGTTTTTCGTGATAATTATCAAGTTCTTCTGTACCGAATTCTATGCACCAATCTTCATATGTTTTTTCTTCCAACTTAGGAAATCCCATATAATTACATAATTCATATTCTAATTGTTTTAAATTATCGATATTGCCTGGCATTTCAAATTCAAACATTGGAAAGATTGTTTCATGTCTTCCTTCTATTGGATTTGGTTCTTGTCTATAACTTGTAGAAAGACAAAAGAAACCAGGAGATTCCGGACTGCCATTTTTTAATAGTTCATATTCTAACCACATTTGTCCAGTTTGAGGTAATGGCCATATATTACCATCATAATTATATATTGCAACTGTTTCTGGATCTTCACATGCAGCTAATATACTTAATCTATTTTGTGTATGCACTTCTAAGAAACCTTTTTCTTGCAAAAAAAAGGACCGTAAACGGCCCACTGTTTCAGAAAATTTTATTGGATCAATTATCTTTGTCATTTTTACTCCTTTTTAGAGTTTATTTATACATTATTATCTAACACTTGAAAATATTTCTGAAATAACTTTTGCGCATTCAAGTGCAACAAGTCTATGTTCTTTTTGTGTTCCATTCGATGATCTTAATTCTATAAAATGAATCCAAGATCTTAATGTTCCATTCATATATAATCTGCTTTTAGTTAATCCTTCTGGCAAAACTGCACGTGCTTGTTCTTTTGCAATACCATGTTCAACAGCCCATTTATAAACTTCTTTACATTGATTTATAATACCGATTTGGCGTCTTTGCCATTCGGTGATTAATTCTTGTTTTGATTTATCTCCTTGTATACTAGGATCGTTTTCTATTTCAATACTATTTTGTCTATTTGTTTTATCTTGTAATCTACATTCTTTAGTCGTAAAAGATAAGTCATCTGTAGGATCAGCATATCTTTGACTAAATTCTTGAAACGAAAATGATCGATGTCTTAACATCTGCCTAGCAATATCTCGAGTTGTTTCTATCTCCAAGCAAGCGCTAACCATTTCGAAGGGCGACCAGTGTTTGTTTTTGATAAGGTAACGTAAGAGCTTTTCTGACGTTTTTTTGTTGCTTTGGTTCGATGGATTGGAAACACGGGCGCAATACGCAATGAGATCTTGGGCATCATCTACTCCTTCCATAGTTTCATACGGTTTACTATAACTTATAAGTTTTATATTCATGTTGTAACTTCTAATTCTTGAATTAATTGTTTAACAACATCTTCAGTTACACATGATACCATATGTGGTTTATTATCTGGTCCAAATTCTTCAAAAAGTCTACGCATTATTGGAAATGCGTTAATTTGACTAAATCTAGCACACTGGTTCCACGTATCAAATTTATGTGAGTCAAATACATAAAGATCACGCGTACCGCTTTCAGTATTAATTAGTGTCATCATTGCTACTATTAAAAATTTCATAATTTAAACCCTTCAAATTTTTTACCTGTTGGCGTTTTATCAAATACTGGTGTATCATCTGTCAATGTTTGTTGATTTTCTTCAATATCATAAAGTCGCATTTTACTTCTATCAACACCTACAACAAATCTTCTATATGCTGTTGGATCGTTATATCTATTCTTTAATTGTTTTACCATTAGCTGACCCATTTTATCTAGTTCTTCTGAAGTAATTAAAGCAAACATCAAATCCGCAGTAGCAGGTAAACCAAAACTTTCAGAGGTATCTTCTAAACCAACATCGGAGTTTGAATATCCTGACCTGTTTGTTTGAGTAGCAGAAAATATTGGTAATTCAAATTCTACCGCAAGTCCTCTTAATTCTTCAGCAATTGCTTTTATATATGAATAAGAATTTATTGCACCACCTAACCCTTTCATTCTACTACTTGAACATATATTTAAATAATCAATAAAAATAATATTAGGTACAAATTGTTTCTTTAATTTTAATTCATTTAATAAAGCTCTAAAATGGCCAGAATGCGCAGCACCAGTAGGGTATTCTTTTATAATTAATTTACCTGTTGTTTTACGAGCTAAGTCTGCCACTTTTGTTGTAAACATATCTTTAGACATTTTGTCTAATTGATCAATAGGTACATTTAGTAAATTAGCATCAATACGTTCAGCTATTCTTTCTTCAGCCATTTCCATAGTAATATATAAAACATTTTGTCCTTCTGTTAATGCGGCCGCTGCTATATGGCACATGAAAAGAGATTTACCAACCCCAGTGCCAGCAAGGCAAATATTAAGAGTTTTATTAGGAACCCCGCCTTTAGTGATTCGATTAAAATACTCCAAATCGAACGGTATACGGTCTTCTTCCTTATGGTAAAATTCAAATCTTTCTCCGGCTTGTTCGACATAATCGTGCCCCACTTTTGTATCAAACGCTACACCCAATGCTTCTTGTAATAAATTAGGTAAAGCATTCTTTGTTAATTTTTCATGTTTACCATCAATGATTGTGATGGATTCCATTACGGCATTATATATTGCTCTATCTTGACACCATTTTTCAGTGTTTTCTATAAGCCACTTCTCATCAACTTCATCACCATCAAATAAGTTTTGAGCAATATCCACTGCTGTAGAAAATGCTTCATTACTTAAATTAGAATGCTCATTTAGTTCTACTAAAAAAGATTCTCTTGTTGGAAGCTTATTATATTTATCAACAAACTTACCGGCTTCTTTAAATAAAGTTCTATATGGCCCTTCAAAATATTCTGCTTTTATGAAAGGTAAAACCTTTCGCATATATTCGTCGTCAGTTAATAATTTTCGAAGTATTGTTTGTTCTATTCTCGTATTCATCAATGCGTTTTTTATCTTTCAATTTTACCCAACCTTCTTTTTCTCCTTTTTCTATAATGTCTTCTAATATTCTTGCAAGGACAAAATGAAGGTCTTCATTATCTATTGTTAAATTTAAATCTGGGCTTTTAATTATATTAAAATCATATGTGAATTGTTTTCTTTTACCGTCAAAGGATACAGTACCATATTGTACTATCGTTTCAACAAAATCACCAGTTAATATTCGTATGTGCCAAGAATGCGAATCATTAGGACTAGGAATTAATTCATAATCTTTATTCTCTTGCATCTTCAATATCTATACTCCTATTACCTCCAATTTGAAAAGCACCTTTTACATATTCTTTGAAGTCAGTATTTTCAAAAATAGGTTTCCAAAAATCTTCAAGTAAAGTAGCTTCATGCCTAACTTTACTTTCTTCATTTGCTCGAGCATACCAGCCTGGTGATGGTTTATTTACATAACCTCCAGCCATGGCAACATCAAGCAAACCAGAATATGATTGTACGCCACCTTCCCAAGAAACAGAAATAGGTATTTTAGATTTTTCTTTAACATAACGTGATTTTTCTACATTAATTATAAAATGATACCCTTGAATTTCAGTACCTTTTTTATCTTGTTGTCTGCCAAGAATCCAAATATTATCAGCTGAATAATATATTCCAGTACCGCCTGAAACAATTGCCTTAGGAAATAAACCGATTTCCTGATACGTATGATTAATTGCGATTAAGGGAATATCTTTCATATTTAAATATGGAGTACACATTCTAAATAAACCTTTTAGCGCTTTAGCTCTCGACATGTCGGCTACTGATTTTTCATTTATAGCATCATCCAATTCTTTCTTTGATGCTAAATTGCCAACAGAATCAATTACAATAACTACTTTATCTTTTCTATCCAATTCTTCTAATTGACCAACAATATCAAATTTTAATTCTTCAACATTAGTAATAGGTGTATGTAAAACTCGAGTAGTATCAATATTAAATTGTTGAAAATAAGATTGAGGCGAACCAAATTCTGAATCATAAAATAATAATACAGCTTCAGGATATTTTTTTAAATATGCTGAAGCCATTATCAATCCAAAAGAAGTTTTAAAATGTTTTGAAGGTCCGGCAAGTACTGTTAAACCGGGAGCTAATCCGCCGTCCATAGAACCAGATAATGCAACATTCATCATAGGAACATCGGTTGGTACCATATCTTGTTCTGTAAAAAATTTTGAATCTGATAATACAGAAGTAAATTTACTTTTACTATTCTTTTTCAATTTATCCATTATTGACATGCAGTTCTCCTATTTTGGTATATATTATATTATACACTATTTTCACTGAAAAGTAAATTAAAAAAATGATTCTAGTGTAGCTGATTCGGGCTCTGACCAGAAATTTCTTGTTTTATTACATTGTATTGAAAAGTTTGATTTAACAAGTGTGCGTTCTCCTCCTAAGAATTTCTTTACGTTATCAGCCATATCCATAGCAGTTGTTACTGGAACATTTTGGCATATATGATTAAGATTTTTGATACCACCTTGCAATTGAAAGTCTTTTGGTAGTTTCATAATCTCTAAACATTCTCTTACGTTTAAAAATCTATCAACATCGGGATGAGTTAAATGATTTGGAAGATGCGCCACAAAAGCTCCTATATGATTTTTTCCAATTTCTATAGTTCTTCTCATAACGTTTCCACCGGCTTTAACTTTATCTGCCATTCTTTTTGTTTTCTTTGCTTGGTTTTCGTATCCATTTTTTTCGCACCATTCTGATAGTTCATAATAGTTGCTACCATGATCTTCTATCCAGTGTAATGGGTTAGCAGATTTTTCAATCTTATTAAAGAATTCTATATGAGTTATACCGCCTTCCATTTCTTCTAACACATACCTATAAAAAGGATTGTCTGAAGGAATAGCTTTATTAGTCATTAATTGAGTCATAGGATCTGGTTCGTTAGTTGCAGCTCTTCTTATAGTATCTTCAATCTTTTCATGAGGTCTTTTATAATAATCAAAGATAGGAATTTCATTTCCTTTCCAAAAAAAATAAAAAGCTCTATCTCTAACTTGAGATAGACCATGCAATATAGACTTTGTTTTATAAAGACTTACACTGTAACCAAATTCTTTGGCCATCTTTCTCATTTCTTTTACTATCGGTTGCCCCATTTTACTAGCAAGTCTTGGTGCGTTTTCACCCCAAAAAACTTCAGGCTTTACATATTCTAGAACATACCGTGCAGCGCGAAGCATCCAATCATTAGCAGGATTATCGCTGCCACTGGTAAAACTAAGCGAAGATAAACCGGCACAAGGACAAACAGTATTAACAACGTCTACTCGAGAAGGAGCACTACCACCTTTATCTAGTTTAATATACGGAACTCTATTATTATAATAATTAACTAGTTGACTATCATTCGCTTCAAAATCTGTATATGACAAAATGTATTTTGGTTCTTCACCAAAAACATTCTGCATTGCTATGGTTTCGCCACCTATAAGAGGAATGATCGATGCGTGACTCATACGCCAACTTTTTCTTTTAAATAGTCAACTACATTAATTGTAGGATTCCAACCTAAATCTTGTAAAGGTCGTATGTTTGCAGTATTATCTTTTGCTTCACAGTCATCACCTTTATTAACTGGAAGATTTCTACCACATATATCGTTAGCAAGATAATCGACTCTATTCCCTTTTCCTGTTCCTACGTCATAAGCCGGCTTAAGTATATGAACTGATTTTTTTAGTAACAAATCTATAACATTCATCACATCTTCTACGTGAATAAAATCTCTTATGTGAGTAGTTGCATATTTTGCTTCATTTCTTACGAGTCTTCCAATCATCATAGTATCTCTAGCACCTTCACCATATACGGTAGTAAATCTTAAACCGGTTTGTCCAGGATATGCGGTTTCTTCATTTACTTTTTTACTTATCCCATAAGGTGATTTATGCCAAGCATGAATACAAGAAGAAGATGCGTATAATAATTGTATTTCTTTTTTATGACATATTTTTTGAACATTTGTAGTTGTTGTTACGTTGTTATCCCAATATTCGTTTGGCCTTTCTATTGAAGCTCTGACATCGGCCCACGCCGCAAGATGCACAACTACATCAGTATTACTATCAATAGAAATATCTTTAAGTTCTTTTCCTTCTTTTCTATCCAATTCTACTATTTGGTGCCCTATAGCTTTCCATCTTTCTTTTAAGTGACTTCCTATAAAACCACTTGATCCTGTTATCATTATTTTCATTGTTCACCTAAATATTTTGTTGCTGTTTGTAATGATGAATTAATCGCTTGATGCATATCTATGTATGCATACATTCCGCAACGTCCAATAAAAGTCATATTAGGCTTTACCATTTCTTTATATTTCTTATATGTTCTTTTATTGTCACCAGCAATATCTTTTACTGGATAATATCTCTCCATGTTATTATCGCGATAGTCACAAGGTTCTTCATAAGTAAGAGATGTCCATTGATTATTTTCACCATGCGCTGCCATATTTTTCCACTCAGTCATTCTTGTGTAAGGACCATCATGCGTAAAGTTAACAACAGTTGAAGGCAATACTTTTTTCAGAGGAAGATCTACGTTATGAAATTTTATAGATCTATATGGAAGCTCGCCATGTTTATAATTAAAATATTCATCTATAGGCATGGCATTAAAGATGTGTGCATAACCTGCAGATTCCATCTGTTTTTCATAAGGCGTACTTAAACTAACAGTAATTCTTTTATGTAATAATATTTCATCAAACACTGTGGTGTAACCATTTTTAGGTAAGAACTGATACTTATCATTTGGAAAGTAGAGCTCATTGTCGTCATCACGTATAGGAATTCTTTTTATGATTCCAGGATCTAAATCTTCAATAGTTTTACCCCACATCTTATATGTGTATGGAGCAAAAAATGTTTTAATAACATTCTCTTCTCCAACTATTTCTTTAGTTTCTTTATTGACTGGAAGAGTGACATATCTTCCGTCATTTAAAAGTGCTTTTACTTTATGCCGATATTCTACCCACTCGCCGTAACGAGATATCCAATTCCAAACTATTTCGTTATTAGTATGAAATAAATGTGGTCCATACTTATGAATTCTAATTCCATGTTTGTTAGTATAATCATATGCATTACCACCTATATGATCTCTTTCATCTATTAAATCAATATAGATATCCGGATTATTATCTACAAGTTCTCTTGCTAAGACCGCACCTGAAAATCCAGCACCTACTATTAATATGGTTGTCATATGTTTAATGCTTTCTTCAATTCATTTTGCTGAATTAATTTATCCAGCGGGTGTGAGTTATATATGGCATTTTTTTGTAGTGCATTTGTATCTTTTAGTTCTTGAATACTCATCTCTTCTATGTCGCACGCTTTTAGAGATGCTATCTTTTCATCATTGTAAAGATTTATCATCTCTTCATACTCACCTATTATAATAGAACCTGCATCGTTTACTTGCAATGGTCTTGCTCTCCACCAACCGGATCCAGCATGTTCATAACCAGGCATTAAACAGCCCCATTGTTCGCCATACACCTTACACATATCTTCTTCACATAGACGTCTTTGCTTTTCTTTTCTAGAACCAAAGTATTCAATATCCCATTTCGAAGCATTTTGTTTCTTTAACCACTTTGCAGTCCTGCCTTGAACTAAAGAAGCAAAATTAAATTTCTTTTCTTTTGAAGAAGGAAGTACTGTATCTTCTTCTATAGAAGGCATCATTTGTTCTTCCATAAAATTCATATCTTCTATAGGTTTATCACCTCTATCACCAGGAACTCTATTTCTATGATATGGATTAGGGTTATAACCAAACAATAAGTTTTTATCATATTCAATAAGTTTAGTCATATCACCACCAGCAAATACTGAAAGAAGCACTCTTGATTCTTTTTTACCTATATAATTAACTGCTTCTAATAAAATATCAGTATGTGGTTCTAATAATTCTCTACTAATGTCTGGATCTGTAGCATTTTGATTAATTGTAAACTCTTTAAGTAATGTTTCTTTGTCATTACAAGAAAGTATTCCCTTAAATATACCGTCTGTTTGCCAATCATCAAAGGCTAATATTAATCTATCTTTTGCTGTCGCATGTATGGTCCATAGTCCATTATAAAAAGCTAGTTGCAATGCTTGTCGAGGAGAAGCTAAGAAGCAAATCACTTTATCATACTCAGATAAATCTTCTCCAATTTTTACAATTCTTTGTTCAACATCATGACCCATATCTCTTAAACATCTAAGTAATGAGTAATGAGATGGTACAACTCTTAATTGTTGTCCTAAATAAAAATTTTCAGTTACCTGATTTTTATTCATTCCAGTTACAAGTATTTTCATTTATTCCTCTTCAAAAATCTCATAATATACACCTGCTTCCTTAAATAAACTTTGTGTTAATGCCCAAGAATCTATCCATCTTTCAGGAATTTTTGCTCTTATAAAAACTTTTTTTATTCCAACTTGTATTATGGCTTTAGCACATCGATGACAAGTAGGTAATCCAGTTACATACATTGATGCTCCTTCTAATGGTACTCCACTATTTGTAGCATTGTATATAGCATTTTCTTCAGCATGAACTATATAATCATATTTAAGAATTCTATTGTTATATTTGTTCGAACAATCTTTTACACCTCGAGGAAACCCATTATATCCTTGAGTTAATATTTGTCCTTTTTTACCAACTACAATAGCACCAATTTTTGTAGATGGATCTTTAGACCAAGATGAAATTTGTTCTGCAATATCTAAATATCTTTTATCCCAATCATTTAACAAGATGAAAATGCCTTTCGTATACATGAAGATTTTGAACTTGCCATATCATACTGCCTAATGAAATTTTACGACCAGTATCATATTCTTCAAAATTACATAAATTCCAATCTTTTACTAATTTATTCATAATTTCAAGTTGCCAAGCATAATCATTTTTATAGCCAAAGACTACATCATTAGATCGCATCTGAACGACAGCATGTAAGATACTATCTCGTATGTAATACGTAACGCTATTAGTACAAATAAAATCGTTTTTACCGTTTTCATTATATTCTAACCATATTGAAGGGCGATTATAAATCATGCAAGCACGACGACTATCTGGGTTTCTTATTAATTCATCTAATACTTGACCATACTGATTGTGGTATTTATCGCCAAAAACTAAAAGACCATAATTTGAATTAATTTCTCCATGTTTATTCGCTGAGTGTTCCCATGCTTTAGGAGGATCTTCAAATTCTCTTATATCATTGACGTTGGTTGATTGACTTTTATACCATTCTATTTCTTGATCAATATATTCTTGATTTGGTATACCAAATATTGAAGGTTCAGTTGCAAGAAATGAAGCGCCAAGTAATTCGATTGTAGTCATACCATTTCTATCAATTACAAATTCTTTGTCATACAATTCACCGATAAAATGTTTACGAATATCTTTCACACTAAGCATCATATATAATCTCCCGTATTTATAATTAGTATTATATCATAAATCTTTTTTAATGTAAACAATTTTTTGTTCTTTTTCTCTTTCATCTAATTCATATTTAGATCTAAATTTATTATTAGCTTGAACAACTGCTTCAACAATTGAAAGTATATCTTTTCCGGCTACATCGGTTATAGCTTTACAATCTTTTGGAAAACATGCACCACCAAACCCACGTTTTCCATCGAATCCTGGAACTTTAGTATGACTAGTTCCAATGCGTTCATCAGCACCTATAGCATTAGCAACTTTATTAAAATTTGCTCCATACTGTAAACAAAGATCATATATTTGATTAAAGAATGTTACTTTAGTAGCTAAGAATGCGTTGATAGTATATTTTACAATGGATGCTTCTTCTAATGTTAATTTATAAACTGGTGCTGGACTACATAAACTAAATTGACTATATGCATAACAAGCGTCATCAACCGCTTCAAAATCGCCACCAAAAATATGAAATGCTGGATTTATGAATTGTTCTTGTGCAGACTTTTCTGTTAAAAATTCTGGATTATATACAACATCTGGATGATTAAACTCTTCCATAATGTTTGGTGGAACTGTAGATTTTATTATAATCGTTGAAATAAAAGAATTACTTAATAATTCTTCAACCACTTCTCTTACTATAGAAAAATCATCCATAGGAGTAGGAACACACACGAAAATATAATCAGTATCTTGATCGATGTCTATTATTTCGGTTCCAAGTTTTGGATCTATGTGTTGTTGTTTAACAATAGGATGTGTAAATCCATAAGAAACCGCTTTACCGACAAATCCTAATCCAATGATAGCTATTTTGACTTCTGACATGTCATGACTCTCATCCTTAAATCGCTCGTCGAAAAACGGTGATCTCTCTTGTTGAAATGTAATTGGATTCCTCTTTTCTTGCATTCGTCTTTTCCTGTAAAATCTTTGTCTTTATATTCTTCACCAAGAATTCGTATATCGATAGGATACATATTGATTATATCTAATAAATCAGATTCAGTATTATATATCAATACTTCGTCAACATATGCTATAGCAGCCAATTGTGCCTGTCTTTCAACTATAGTTTGAACTGGAGAGTTTTTTTCTTTTCTATCAATTGATGGATCTAACTGTAATCCACATATTAAATAATCGCATACTGATCTTGCTTCACGTAACATAGCAATATGACCTGCATGTAACAAATCAAACGTACTACAAGTAAAGCCTATATATTTTGATTGTTTCATTCTTCCACCACATCTTCAATACATACAAATGAAGTGCCAGGCGAAGCTTCTTCTTTATGAAAAATAGAATTTTTCCAACATCCATATTCTTCTCTATAATAATCTAGAGCTTCACCCATAACTATACCTTCTGCATTAATAGTAACTGCAACTAATATGTAACCGAGAGTTATCATTTATCTGAACTCGATTTTGAGAGTCTATCATTACTATTCTTTTTGTTAAACATATCTCGATCTGGCGACTGACCTTCCATTTTACCGCGCATATATGATATAGCAAAAGAAGCATAATTAATGAGATCTTTGTAAGTATCTTCGAGTGATTCAAAGTTTGGATTGTTACCAGATTCTAGTAAAGATGTGGCACGCATCGCTTTACCAACAATAATATCATGTATGCTATCTACACCGCGACGATAGTGCATAGCTTGTACAATTGTGGACTCATCACTTTGATAGTCTTTAGATTTTTTAGTTTGCATTTCTGCACATTCTTGTAATACTTTAAGAGATTCTTTCATAATATATCCTTTCTCACTATATTATAACACATTTAAATGTGTTTGTAAACATATTCTAACGCTCTATCTGCTTCTTTTTGTATCGGTCTTTTTACATACCAATTACCATTATCAATATCAAATTCTCTACATAAATTTGTTATTTCATCAACATTAATTGGATATTTAGATTTAATAGCATTACCAGCAACAGCTACCATTATTTGATACATTTTATGATACCACCCAGTTTTTGAAATACTTTTATATTCATTTGCTAGTTGTCTAGGCCAGAAAGGGCAATCACGATAAGAAGACCATGTAAAGTTATTATCTAGTTTATTCTTTTTATATTCTAAAACTTCTTTTTGTATAGCTTCAGGTAATCTATCAAAGAAACTATTAAGATTAGCCTTTTCTGGCATAGGATATTTTTGAATCAAAAAGTCGGGATCAAGAACAGAACCAGAGTTACTGAAAATAAAATTAAAAGCATTATCATATTCCGCAGGGATATAATACATTCTCGATAAGTCTTTAGTTTGCTTATCGCCAAGTTCTCCGAGTTCGGATTGGAGTGCAAACCAAAATTTTCTAATTTTGCTATTCGGCACGCAGTCTCTAATTGGGAACACAAGTCGAAACTTAGGAGCATCAGTCTTAGAGCTTGCAGTACTATAACACACAAAACGCATATGACCAAAGCGAGTAAGTAGTTCATCTTTTAAGTCTCCTTCAAATTTAAAATCATCAACATCGACACAACACCATTTAGACCATTCAATAACATTATCGTTTGCTCGTGTTGTATCAGTCTTGTATACTGCTGGAGATATTAAAACAGCATCTTTTTTAGATTTAAGTTTTCTTGTTGATAATTCATATAACAAATCTTCAAATAAATCAAAATTATTCTGACTTAATACTTTATCAGTTTTGTTATCAAATATATTTTTGAATATGGTGTATTTAATCATTATCTTTTTTGTAAGCCATCACGCATAATTCCAATATTATTTGTATGACTTGGACCTTCCCATCCTTCAGGTTTGATTAAATCTGGTAATCCAAGAGGATTTGGGCGTGAAGGTTTCACACCTGGTTCTTTAGCCATATTGGCATTATGAACTTGATCCCATGCTTTATAAGCATCTACATTAAAAGCATCTAATGTACCAATTGCAACAACACAGAGATCGATCAAGCCATCAACAATTTCATCTGGTTTATAATCTAATACTGCAGCCTTACGTGTTTCTTCTAATTCTTCTTGTAAAAAGTTAAGACGAAATTCTAGAAACTTTTCAAGCTTATGTAATTCACCTGAATTTTTAGTTTTTTTAACCCATTCATGCACACCAAACTTAGCATGCATTTCATTGATATCTTTTACCCAATTTTTTGACATATTATATTATACTCCATTTTTTAGTAAATGTAAAGGATTAATTAAAAAAATCTTCTAATGTAGCTTTTTCTTCGACAGACCAGTTGATAGCATCTAATATTAGTTCTAATGGTTCAACAAATGTTTTGTTAAATTGTTTATCGTAATCTATATATTTGTGTAATTTAAATTCTTTTGGCAATATATCCGGAAATGCAATAACATTTTCTTTTATATGATTTGGTGTTTTTAGATAACAAAATTTTATGCGATCACCATTTGATACTGATTCATATTTTTTATTTAATTTCAAATCTTTTATATTTTTATTATACATTAACGAGCCACGCACGTGTATTGGTGTACCTTTACTATAAATAGTTTTCTTATCTATCCAATTTGTGATATTCGTAACTGCTCTTGGAAAGGATACATCTTCAGGCGGTAGCGAATGAAACTCATTTTTAAAATCACGAATAAATTTTTGCGTATCAGCTTCTGTTCCAGATATTAGCACTTTAAATATTTCTTTAAATTTATCTCTACACACTTCAGGCGTTGAAGATTTGATAGCTTCAATACCCATTATCTTTAATTTTGGTTCAGCATATTGAATACCTTCAGAATTATGTACATTTAATATGTAACGTTTTTTTGCAGTCCATATACCTCTATCTGCTATAACTTCACGCGACATTTCCATGCGCTTTGTGTGATGATTCATTTTACTATATAGTTCATCGTAGGATTTTTTTAATGCTGGTTCAAAATGTTTTACACATATTTCATCAAGAAATTTTACAGGATCATTTGGTTTTAACTTTTTTATTAAAGAACCAAAATCGACATACAAGCTATCAGTATCAATAGCGATAACATAATCTTTATCATCTGTTTTCATTACCTTGTTTATTTCGTTATTAACAGCTTTTTCAGCCCACCTAATAGTTAATTGACCAGTCATAGTTACACCTTCAGCCATGCCTGGATGAAAGTATTTAAAATACTTATTTGCTAATGCGCCGTACAAAGAATTTAAAAGAATTTTAATAGCCATTTGTCTATTTTCAAATGTCGCTATTTGTTTTTCTAAGTCGTATGTTTTTTCTTTTTGATATTGTTTTTCTGCGGCCAATTGCATTTTCTTCACAGAAACGCGTTCGCCATAATATTCTTTAATAATATTAGGTATAAATCCGTCAATATCTTTTTTATACTTAGTACCATTTGCTGCCATTGAATATTTGCTTTTTATATCTTCTTTAAAATAAAGATCTACGCCTTGATGCGCGTTGTCAAATTTATGATATGTTTCAGGCGAAATGTTAGTTTGTACAATAATGTTTGGATATAGTGAATTTAGATCAAACGAAACAACCCAATCATAACTTCCCGGTATTGGACTTTTGACATAGCCACCTACTATAGCAGAATTATAACCTCTATCTCTTTCATTTGGTCCAGGATTATCTACTGTTTTAGCACCTTCGACCATATAATCGCTACTATCTATTTGTGTAGTTAGTGGAACTTTTCTTTGTGTATTTAAATAACGATATATAATCGATTCCCATATTGCAGTAACGCCGAAAGTGTCTTGATAATTCACACCACCTTTATATGCTATAGTCATAGCCAATGTAATCAATGAAAGTTTGTCTTCAAGTCTTTCAATAAGTTGAACATCTTTCATGTTATAATCAATATATTTTTGAAAGTCATCTTTATATAGATTTTTTAAGGAACCCGATTCTTCAAATGAAAGTTTCTTTTCACCTAATACGACATAAGCAATATGATTTAAACGATAAGATTCTTGTGGACCATATGAATAACCAAACTTTTGGAATAATTCCATATAGTCTAGTTGTTGTATACCTTTAATATCAAAGGTATTTGTCTTCTTACCTCTTTTAGTAATTTCACGCGAATCTATTAACCCCCATGGAGAAAACTTTTTCGTCATATCAACGCCGAGTATTCTATGTGTGCGATTAATTAAATATGGAACATCAAAAAATCTGATATTCCAACCAGTAATTACATCAGGCATGTTTTGATGAGTTGACCAAAAATCTAAAAACTTAGATAATAAGCTAGCTTCGTCACGACATCTATAATATTTTACTGGCTTTATTAAAGCAGCTTCAGTATCATAATCGCCATAGCCCCATACGTGATATGTGTCGTCTATATTATTTTTTATAGTAATAGCTAATACTTTTTGGTCAGCTATATCTGGATGAGGAAATCCATCACTATATTCTGTTTCAATATCAATATTAGTTACATTAATTTTGTCACGATTAAATTCAATGTCGCGAGGAAACTTATTGGTTATATATTGATGAATATAATTTGTAGCGCCATATACGTTAAAGCCTTTTACATCATTATATTTAGCCAACCAGTTCTTAGCTTCACGCATAGATTCAAGTTGCACAGGCGCAACTAGTGTTCCGTCAATGCCTCGCCAACCAACGTCTTTTGGTGAATTGACAAAGAATGTGGGTTTAAAATGTTCTTTTTTAAATATCTTTTGCCCAGTCGCGTCATAACCGCGATAGAGCATAGAACTGCCGTAACGGACTACTGAAGTGTAAAATGATTTCATAATATAATTATATCAAATTTTGCATGCAATGTAAACAGTTTTTTTATACTGCGAAACTTTCTCCACAACCACAACTGGCTGTAGCATTAGGATTAATTATTTTTAAATAAGATCCACCCAATTCCTCTACATAATCAACCGTACAGCCAAAAACAAACATTTCTGCCATTGGATCTAACCATAAATTTTCAACGGTGGGTTTTTTATCAGTGGTTCCCCACTCATATTGAAATCCTGCGCACCCACCACCTAATACAGATAAAGATACGTTAGGTTTACCTACGCTTTTTAAATATATTTTGGCTTTGTCAGTTACTTGTAAAGGTATAGGTTTCATTACATT